AGTATAGTTAATAAAAGAGAGAGAATAAATTATGACAGTATTAGTTGAAAAAAGTGCAGTAACCCTAGAAGATGGTATCAAAACTCTAATTGAGTCTGCAATCACAGACTACAAGAAGAGATATGGTGATGGTCTAGACACAAGCGTGGGTAAAAAAATGGTTAGTGATTTCATCAATGGGTTTGTTGTCAAAGAGGGTGCAAAGTATATAAAAATTGCAATGGGTAATGGTGGAACTCCAGGCGGTTCATGTTGGGGTTTTGTCGTGAAAAAAGACACTGCAAAATTCAAAAAGGGTGACATTCTAAAACCTGCTGGTTGGTCTGCCCCTGCCACTAACTCTGCGAGAGGTAACGTGTTAGATGGTATGTATGAAATAAATTGGACAGGGCCTTTATACCTGTCCTAAAGGAACACGACCTATATGACGTACCTCTCTCAAACTCGCAAAACTCAAAAGTCATATAGGTCGTAGAGAGAGAATAATGTTACACAATTTATTTTGCACACCTGTTGATGAAGTGAAAATAAGAGACACTAACTTCATAGAGTCAGTGTATGATTTGTACATGGATTGTAAAAAAAATAATTATTTCAAAAATAATTGGATGCCTGATAATGACACTTGTCCAACCACATTTAAACACTCAGATAATATTTTACGAGACAATAATTATGTAACAAAATACATTGAAAATAATTGTGCGAATTATCTAGATAATTTAAATATAAATTTTTCAGAGATAGAACTATACATGTCTTGGTTTAATAAACAAACCAAAGATCAACTAGTGGGTACTCATGACCATAGAGATTTTAATAAAAATTCTATATCTGGTGTATATTATGTAAAATCAATAAATGACGAAAAACAAGGTACGATAGTATTTCTGACAAACAACCCTTTTAATATTGAATTTCCATATATTACAAACAATAAAGAATATTGTAATTCAGTTGCATTCAGAGCTATTCAAAATACCATGATGTTTTTTCCTTCCACTTTACCACATAAAGTAACAGTAAACGAAACATACCATGAGAGAGTGGTTTTAAGTTTCAATTTGAGGTTCACAATATGAAACACAAGACAAAATTATTTTACAAGAATGTAGATGGTGAGGATACATTTCTCATTGCAGAGGGTGACAGTGAGGCACAGGCTGCAGAAAATACAATCAAAGAATTTAAAATCCTACAAGAGATATATGGTGAGGATAAATTACCAATAACTAATATCACTCGTATGGATAAAATAGTTGACAATTAAAACGAATCACTGTATACTATAAATGTAATTGAGAGAATATGTTTATAGATTTTAGAAATACCAACAAGAAAAGACAACGAACCATTGAGGATGCTCTTTGGTTCGCAAAGTCGTATTTGTTACCTAGACACAAGATTGACGAGATTGAGATTGAGTCTGTAAAAGATTTACACGCAGATGGCGATTGTTATGATGCAGATGATAGATCATACATCATCAGAGTCAACAAAGAACTATCAGAACAAGATTTACTTACCACAATCTTTCATGAGTTTGTTCATATCAAGCAACATATCAAGAAAGAGTTTGGTGGTGATGTGTTCGCAATAAGTAATGAAGAGGTTGCATACGAAGATAGACCTTACGAAATAGAGGCATTTAGATTAGAGAAGAAACTACTAGAGGAGTACAACAATGTTAATTGAAACAGCGTTCATATGTCTTGCATTGAACACCTATCATGAGGCGAAAAACCAATCATTGGTAGGTCAGATTGCAACAGCACAAGTAGTTATGAATCGTGTTGAAGACGATAGATTTCCTAATACAATTTGCGAGGTAGTCAAACAAGGGCCAACTCGACCATCTTGGGAAGATCCAGAAAAAGAATATCCAATCAAACATAGATGTCAGTTTAGTTGGTACTGTGACGGCAAGCCCGATGTTCCTAAAAATGAGAAAGCATGGAGAAAAGCACAAGACGTTGCATTTATTGTTTACTATAATAAAATACAATTAGATGTTACAGAGGGTGCAACTCACTATCATGCAACTTATGTTAGACCCTCATGGGCAAAGACAAAAAAGAGAACGACTCGAATTGAGAAGCATATATTTTATAGGTGGGAAAAGTAATGGATAAAATGTTACCACTGTTTCGTTCAGACATTTTTGTCAAAGAAAATGTTGGAACTGAGGAACAAAGAGAAAATTTGAAGAGACAAATACTCCAAGCAAAAAGAGATAATAGAGGAACACAAGGTGGTAGTAATCATGGTTGTTGGAGATCAAATGCAACTTATGACATGGAGTGGTTATATGATGAAATGCGTAAACTATCAGATCATGCAAATAAAATTTACTTTGAAGATGATCCAGTGTTTAAATCATTTCTTGAGGGTTGCAAAAATAGAGACTTTAATATATGGACAAACGTAAATGAAGTGGGTTCAAAGAATGTATTACACACACATACAGATGATGCATGGGCAGGCATCTACTATCTTCAAGCAGAGGAAACTGGCAATCTAGTGTTTTCAAATCCAGCAAACCTATTATTACAATGTAATCCTAAATCACCCTACACAAGAAAAACTGGAATAAAACCAGAGGATGGTATGTTAGTGATATGGCCAGGTTGGGTGCCACATGAAGTTTTAGAAAACAAATCAAACAAACAAAGAATCAATATTGCATGGGGGATAAATTATAACTGATGAATATATTTTACTTACATAAAGACCCAGAGATATCTGCGAAGATGCATTGTGACAAACACGTTGTCAAGATGATAATAGAATATGCACAGTTGATGTCTACTGCACATAGAATACTAGATGGTGATGAGTATGAGGGTAGAACTAAGATAGGGCGTAGAATACGAAGATGGAAACACCCAAACAAGAATATAGAGAATACTATCTACAAAGCATCACATATTAATCACCCAAGTGCAGTATGGGCGAGAGAAAGTATTGCAAACTATATTTGGTTATACAAACTATTTGAAAAGTTATGTGATGAGTATACGTTTAGATATGGTAAAATACACTCTACTGATGCATTACTCAGAGGATTATTAGTAACACCACCAAAGAATATCAAAGAGGGTGGTTTGACTACGATGCCTCAAGCAATGCCTGACCATTGTAAGAAACCAGACTCAGTAGATGCATATAGAACCTACTACATACAAGAGAAAAAAAGATTTGCAAAGTGGACAAAAAGACAAGTTCCACATTGGTTCTGGGCCGCATGAAAGTTAATATCAAATGACAAATTGGAAAAAATTAATTTATGAGGATGCAAATAAATATTTGTCTTGGCGCATGGTGTCAGCATTTGAATTACCCCAAGATATCCTCATAATGTTGAAACAATGGGTTGTGCAAGCAAAAGAACAAGGTGAATGTGTCAATAACCTATTATTAGGTCATATAAAAGAAGAATATAAAATTAAAAATTATACACAATATTTTGAAAATTATATATTAAATTGCTGTTGTGATCAGTCCGTTTATGAGTCATGGAAATCTATGAATGTTATGTCGGATGATAGACCATTGTATCTAGATCATTTATGGGTAAATTATCAAAAGAAATATGAATTTAATCCACCACATGACCACTCTGGAGTCGTATCTTTTGTAATTTTCGTGCAGATACCATATGATTTAAAAGATGAAGAGTTATGTTATCCAAATATTTCTACTCATTCAAAGAACAGAAACCACACATCAAAGTTTACTTTTCTCAATCCAGGCTCATGTGGTGGATTTATTGTTGATCCTCTTGATGTTGATAAAAGTTTTGAAGGTAAAATGTTGATGTTTAGTTCAAAACAAATGCATGAGGTTTATCCTTTTTATACAAGTGATGATTACAGAATAACTATATCAGGCAATATGAAGTTTAAAGTATGAAAGAATTTGATTACAATATAGATTATAAGAATATCATGTTCACACCTAATGACACACGTTATCGAATTGGTAGAGGTGAACAAGGTGTTCTTTTAGTTCGCCCTTACACAGACGATATATGCAAACACTGGAGATTTAAAACACCAAGTGAAGCAATAAAGTCATCTCTCACAATCCTAAATTTATATCACCAATATAAAAACAAAGAGGATTTTATCGGTATGGATATGTGTCGTAAGTTTTTAGAGATGGGATTTACAAGAGCTCGTAGATATGCAAACCATAAAGATGGTAAGAAGTATGATACAGAGGGTAATGTCAAACCACAAGAACCAGATGCATTGACATCACCAAAAGCAAAGTCTGCGACAATATTCAAAGAGGTAAGAGATAAAGTTATAAGTGATAGTGTATATCAGAGAATGAGAAAGTTGTGGAGAGAAAATGAATAAGGATTGGATAAAGGTAGAGAACTTCATTAGCGAAGATATCTGCACATTATTATATGGTTACATTTTACTCGCACAAAAGAGATTGTCAGTAACCAGAGATGATAGGTATGGAACTTTTAATGATTCACAAAGTAAAGGTGACTTTAGTATGTACGGAGATTTAATATTTGATACACTACTCATGGGAAAAGTTAGTCAACTGCAAGATATAACAGGTGAACAGTTAGTTCCACAATATTCTTATTATAGACTATACAATAGAGGATCTGAGCTCAAAAGACATACAGATAGAGAAAGTTGTGAAATATCTTTGACATTGTGTCTTGGTTATGACTCACACTACTCATGGCCTATATGGTTCAAGGATAGGTATGGTAATGAGATACCCATAGAAACAGACAGAGGTGATATGGTTATATACAAGGGTTGTGAATTAGAACATTGGAGAGAACCATTTGAAGGAAACAATCACGCACAAGTTTTTCTTCATTACAACAGAAAGAATGGAAAGTATAATAATAGATTTGATGGAAGAGAAGTGTTAGGAGTACCAGCATGAGTAGTGAGCTGATACCCTTTCATGCATTACCTATTTACAAAGAGTCAACTGATTTTGTCTTGACAGATGAAGAAAAGTCAGTTATAGTAGATGGTGAATTTCGTAAAGCGTTATCTAAACAAGGTAATGCGATTTCTAAAAGTGCAGAGGTGTTAGATGATGAAAAACTAGTAAGACTCAAGACACATATACTTACTGTATTTAATGACTATGTTGTAAATCATTTACAGATAGAAAATCAGTTTTATCTCACGCAGAGTTGGACAGCAGTAAATCATAAAGGTGATGCACACCACTCACACATACATCCTAATACAGTTTTTAGTTGTGTATATTATGTGCAAGCAAATAGTGGTGATTTACAGATCAAGATGCCTGTGAGTAGAATACAAGAGGGATATAACTTATCATACAATGTGGTGCAACAGAATATATTTAATTCAAGAACAATTAATCTATCAGTAAAAACTGGTGATATAGTAATCTTTCCTGGCTGGTGTGAACACCAAGCACTACCTAATGAAGATGACTCACCAAGAATAATTTTAGGGACAAACTATTTTGTGACAGGTTCATTTGGTGATTATGAAAATAAAGATCTTATAACAATATGAATGACTCAGAACCAGAAAGATATTATGATTGGATATTATGGAAATTTAAAAAGGAGAAAGAAATGGAAAAACAATTAGAACTCGACTTTACAAGTAAACTAGGAGAGGGAATAACAACGACTGATTCCATAATTAGAAGAGAGATGTATGAGATGCAAAAATGTATCAATGGTTTACAGATTCGTATCAAAGAACTTGCAGAAGAAAACTATGAATTGAAACAAAGAGTCATGCCTGATCTATCAGATAAAATACCAGAGGTCACAGGAAAGTAGATGCCGACTTACACGATACGAAATAAAGAGTTTGGCACAGAAAAAGATGTATTCTGCACATACTCTGAATTACAAGATATGTTAAAAAATGAAAGTCTTGAACAGGTATTGTCTGCACCAGCATTAGTAGGTGACCACATTGTTAAACAAGGTGATGGTAAAATGGATGGTGGTATGAAAGAAGTTTTTAGTAAGATAGGAGATAAACATCCAGGCAGCCCACTTGCAGATAGGTTTAGTAGTGGTGGTAGTAATGCACAGAAAAAAGTAACAGAGGTTGCAAAAAAACATGGTCTACTAAAAAAAGATGGTGGACAGAATATGAGTAAGGTTAAACTATAGGTATATACATAAATACTACTGTGCATACTTCAATTTAATTCATGGAGAGTTTGCACAGGGGGGAGCCAGTTGGGTCGGTTTCCCCCACAATAAAATGGGATTATCATGGCAAAGAAAGATATTACAAATACAGACTTAGTAAAAATAGAACCAATCACAGACAATCAGAAATTAGTATTTGACTCTTATGCAAAAGGTCAACATCAATTCATGTTTGGTAGTGCTGGTACAGGTAAAACATTTATATCACTCTACCTTGCACTATCTGAAGTGTTGCGAGATGACACCAAATATGATAAAGTTGTATTAGTTCGTTCACTTATACCAACAAGAGAGATAGGTTTTCTTCCTGGCGATGAGGAAGATAAGGCTGCACTTTATCAAGTTCCATATCAGAACATGGTAAAGTTCATGTTCAAACAAGCAAATGAACAAGCGTTCTCAATGTTATATGATAGGTTGAAACAACAGGGTAGTTTTTATTTTCTATCAACATCATTCCTCAGAGGTTTGACATTTGATAACTCAATCATCATAGTAGATGAGTGTCAGAATCTAAACTTCCACGAACTTGATACCATAGTGACCAGAGTAGGACAAGACTCAAAGATTATGTTCTGTGGTGATTTTATGCAGAGTGATTTATCTAAAGTATCAGAAAAGAATGGTCTGCATGATTTTCTTAGAATACTTGAGGAGATGCAAGAGTTTAATTGTGTGGAGTTCAATATAGGTGATATCGTGCGTTCTGGTTTTGTGAGAAACTATCTGATACAGAAAACAAAGTTAGGTATCGGAGTAGAGTAGTGGAACAGGGTGTACAATCAGTTTTTCCAACTCCAATAGCTTATTATCATAATACAGAGATAGTAGATGATTTAAAATCATACATCATGTCTTTGGAAACAAAAGGTATTGAGTCTAAAGTTGCAGTTAAAATTAAACATAATTTGATTGAGTCAGATTTTAACTTATTTCATCATGACAACGATATTATAAAAAAGACAAGTAAATGGATTGGAAACTGCGTGGCAGAAACTGTCAATCACATACAGATGGAGAAGCACACCTACAAAATAAATTTTAATGAAAGTTGGTATCATATAACAAAAACTAATGGTATGCATGAACCACACATACACCCAAGATGTAGTTGGTGTGGAATATACTATATAAAATCTGGGAATGACGATAGTGGGCATACAGTATTTGAAAATCCAACAAGGTCTACATATGTAGATCGTGGAAATTTATACCTAAATAATATTAGCACTGTAAGAATAAAACCAAGAGATGGAATGTTAGTTTTATTTCCATCTTATCTAAGTCACTATCAGGCTATGTATAAGGGAACTGAAGATAGAATAGTAATAGCATTTAATTCAAGTATTACTGACATTATTAGAGAGGAAGACTAATGGAAAAAAATTATCAACAATGTTTAGAGATGATATTACATCACGAAGGCGGTTATGTAAACCATCCAGAAGACCCAGGCGGTGCCACTAATTTAGGTGTCACTAAAAGAGTATATGAAGAGTGGGTTGGTAGGACAGTAACTTTAGATCAGATGGAACAACTACAGGTTTCAGATGTTGCACCCATCTATAAGAAGAACTACTGGAATCGTGTAAAGGGTGACCAACTACCTTCTGGTCTTGACCTTTGCGTTTTTGATTTTGGTGTGAACGCTGGTACAGGTAGGGCTGCAAAGTATCTACAGAAGATGATAGGCGCAACAGCAGATGGTGCGATAGGGCCTGCAACTCTACGAGCAGTAGAAACCTACGTAAAACAAGAGGGTCTAAAAGGTGCGATTGAAAACTACCAAAAAGACCGACTTGCATATTACAAAAAACTGAAACATTTTAAAACATTTGGAAAGGGTTGGACTCGCAGAAACAAAGAGACTACTGCGGCTGCGAAAAAAATGATATAATATGCAATTTATTCTTGAGATGGTTGATGCATTTCCTAAACAATCTTGCATCAACATTATTGACTATTTTGAAAAAAACTCACACCTCCAATATCCTGGCGGGGCGGGGTCTACAGTATTAGATAATCTAGAAATCACTTTAGATATAGATTTCACCAATCCTAACCCAAATGGTTTTGGTTTAGAGAATACTCTTGAAAATGCATTGAGAGAATATAAAAATAAATTTCCTCTCATTGATACAAGTTTAAGTAAATGGGAAGTGTATCCTTCTTGTCAAATTATGAAATATCAACCAAATCAACATTATCATCATGTTCACTGTGAACACGATGGAGCAAATACTGGAAGAGTGTTTTCATGGATGATTTACTTAAATGATATAAAAGATGGTGGTGGAACACATTTTATGCATCAAAATTTTACTGCGAAACCAGCTACTGGTAACTTTTACATTTGGCCTGCTGGTTGGACACATATGCATTATGGAGTGAATGCACCAAATGAAACTAAATATATAATAACAGGATGGGTGAACTTTATATGAAAACATTTTGTCATGTTCCTATTGAACTTGAAGATTTAAAAACTCAGACAATAGATAAGAAAAGATTTTATGAAACCCCAGATGGAAACTTATATCCATCTATCACTACAGTTTTGTCAGTGAGAAATAAAAAGGGTTTATTTGAGTGGAGAAAACGTGTTGGTGATGAGGTTGCAAACTACGTTGCAGTAAAGGCTGCAAATCGTGGAACTGCTGTTCACCATATGTGTGAGGACTATTTAAACAATGACTTTGATGAAGAGAAACATAAAAAGAAATTCCTTGCGTACTGTCTATTCAAACAACTCGCAAAAGAAACTTTGGACAATGTTGACAATATTCATGCTCAAGAGTGTGGGTTATATTCAGACAAATACAAAGTCGCAGGGCGAGTAGATTGTGTTGCAGAGTACAAGGGTAAACTATCAATAATAGATTTCAAGACATCAACTAAAGAACGTAGTGATGAGTGGAATGAAAACTATTACATACAAGCATCTGCATACGCACAGATGTTTGAAGAACGCACTGGTAAACCAATTGAACAGATTGTAATTCTGGTGGTAACCGAAGATGGTGTGGTGCAAGAGTTTGTAAGAACTAAACACACATACCTACCTATGTTAGATGACGTATTGGAGGAATTTAATGAAATATGATATTAATGACTTCATTGGTGTATTCGATGATGTTTTTGAAAAAGAATATTGCGACAGTTTAATCAATGCTTTTGAAATTAGTGCTGAGATGAACAAAACTGTGAAAAGAGTTGATCATGGATATACTCCTAAACAAGCAAATAACACAATGTACTATATGGCGAATGATTTATTTGCTAGTAAACAAACATCACAAACATTTGTGTGTTTAGAAATTTTACAAACATTTAATAAAACGATGTGGGAATGTTATGACATTTATTGTAGAAAATATGGTATGCTTGAGGATGTAGGAAGACACCAACTCAATCCAGATATGAAAATTCAAAAGACATCACCATCAGAGGGATATCATGTCTGGCATTGTGAACATGGAGGTCTTTTATCAGCCTCTAGAATTATGCTTGTCATGTTATATTTGAATGATGTAGAAGAGGGTGGTGAGACAGAGTGGTTGTATCAAAGTAGAAGAGTTGAACCTAAAATGGGAAGATTAGTTTTTTGTCCAGCATATTTTACACATACACACAGAGGTAACCCACCATTAAAGGGTGACAAATATATGATGAATGGTTGGTTACAATATTATCATGAAATGGTTGAATAGAGGTTTTTGATGTTAGATAAGTTTTTTATAATAGTTACAATGGTTACTGCAAATCCAGAGTTAGGAACTGATTTATTTGCATTTAACAAACCATATAATACACAAAAAGTTTGTTTAGAACAACTAGAGTCAGACCCTAATAAATACTTTACAACTGCATGGATGAATTTTGAAGGTAAACTACGACCAGACAAAGGATACTGTATCTCTGGTAAACTACTAAAAGAACTTCTAGAGGGAAATATAAAGACTAATAACATATGATAACACTAACAGAAAATGCAAAAGATTATCTAACTGACATGGTATCTAAGTCAGAGGATTCCTACGCAAGATTATCCGTCAAAGGTGGTGGGTGTGCTGGTTTCGAATATAAGTGGGAAACTACAAACACAACTGATAAAGGAACTCTGATAGATAATATACTAGTGTTAGATAAGATGGCAGAGATGTTTGTACTTGGTTGCACTGTGGACTACATAAAAGAATTTGGTGGTTCTTACTTAACAGTTAATAACCCTAACGCACACTCTTCATGTGGATGTGGAACAAGTTTTAGTATTAAAGTATGAAAACAAAAATTTACTGGGCTCCAGTTTGGGATGATGATAAAGATTGGACGATACTACATGAACAACCACAGACATTATTTGATGTTTTACGAAAAGATGTAAATAGAGATATATCAAGATTAGATAACGTGTTTCTGTGCCCATCATTTTCTAATTTGGTAAGAAGAATAATACCGATAATATTCCCCTTTGATGCAAAATATATTTTAAAAGATCAAAATATAATTCCAGATAGTAAACACTATCTTGACATAGAAACTCGTCCATCATCATTCAAAAATTGTATGAATTTCATACCATCTTATAGATATATTTTTTTCTCTGAGGAAGATGTGAATATCACTTTAAGTTCACCATATTTTTCTAATAGTCCCCACATGAAATATGGTAGAGTAACGCCTGGTAGTTTTAATATTTCTAAATGGTTTCGAGCTGTCAACTTTGAGATTACATTGTGGCAAGAGTCAGATAAAATAGAATTTAAAAAAGGTGAACACTTTGCATATGTTCACTTTGACACACAGAATGATATCGAGTTTGTTCAGTTTACAATGATTGATGAACTTCATAAAATACTGCGTGTGTGTGGAACATCTAGCACATGGGCACCTCAAGAATCACTTTGCACTAGATATGATAGGTTTGATAAATCCAATCTAAACAAGATAGTATTACGAGAAATAAAAAAGAACATCGTAGAATAACACTTGACAAACTTAAACGAATCGTGTATAAATAAAGTATAGTTCGTTGATACGGATTGAAAGATGGACAGGACTTGGGTGCAATACCCAACACCTCCACCATAAACACTCGTCCAGTACAACGCCTTCATAGGTCGAGCGACACATGAATGGTAAGACATTTTAGGATTTATCTGGTGTGGCGACCAAACGAGTGTTTATGATGGGGGTGAAATAGGATCGACTGACGTTAAATAGAAAAGTGGAGAGCTATCGGATGACTGCGTTATTGGTCAATTTTCTAAATGCAAACGATGATTTTGCACCTGTAGATTACGCACTCGCTGCTTAATTGTACTGAGTTCGGTGGGTACTTGGAAACAGAAACCCACCACAGAATAGGGTCACTACTTAATAAGTGCGTGTGGGATCATGGTTAATCCCACATTTTTTATATGGAGTTGATATGCAAAATACAAAGACGTTCTCACTTGAGATTGAAAAGATGGCACAAGAAAAGTCCATAACACACATGGACGCAGTTTTAGAATACTGCAAAACAAAAGAATTAGAACCAGAGTCAGTAACCAGACTCATATCAAAAAGTCTAAAAGATAAGATAGAAGCAAACGCAAGAGATTTGAACTATCTACCCAATCAGGCAAAATTACCGATATAGTTTATGTCACAATCAATAGATATCTACTTGACTTACTGTGCGATGAAGGCTCACTTTGGAAAAGGTGACTACGACTTTGTAAAGTTCAATGGTAAGACGAAGGTATCAAGAGACTCGTTCTGGAAAAGAAAAGACAGAGTGTGGTTTGTGATGTTAGGTAGAAAGTACAACTCACACCTCATACAAAGTGTTGAGGACTATTTACTTGCAAACTTCATAGTGGAAACCAAAGGTTACATAGGTAACTTCAATGACCAGAACTATTATGATTGGATGGACAGAATGTCAAGATTGGAAACACTCTTCAAGAACGAAGCGACTAAACTATTTGAAGATGGTACTTTAGATGTATTGAAAGTTCCAGACAACTCTCACCCAAAACTACTGAAAGAATATCTTGGTAAAAGAATATCACTTGAAACTATGGTGATATTAGATGGTATCTTTGACTACAGTTCTAAGTGGGATAAGAAGATGAGTGATGATGTCATGTGGCCTGACATAAAAAAACTTATAGAAAACTACAAAAAGTTCTTGACATATCAGATTGATTCGTGTAGGATGGTAGTTACAAATTTAACAACAATGGAGTAGTGGTATGGAAATGCCAGACAAACTAGTTATAGAACAACTCAGAAACCAAATCAAGGGGTTGCAATATGACTGTGCAGAATTGCAAAAGAAAAATGACGAGCTCGCAGAAAGATGTAAGAAACTTGCATCTCGTCAACCAACTTGGCCCAAAGGGTATTCACCCAGAAGGTATACACCGAAACATAAACACACATGAGAACGATAGTCTACGGCAACGGAAAGTCACGCCAGAAATGGAATGTGAATGAAAAACTTGATAATGTTGTTACATGGGGTTGTAACAGGATTTTTAATGATGTAAAGGTTGACAATCTAGTTGCTGTAGACTATCATGTGCAACACTTGATATATGAATCTGGGTATGCACATGAGAATAAATGTTGGTTCGCAGATTGGAATGTTCTACCAAGTAGTGTTGCATACATGGATATGACATTTGGTAAAGGAAAGAAACCTAATCTACCTATCACAGAAAATGATAGGGGTGAAAGATTAAATGTTGTTGTCAACGGAAAATTCACTAAACCAAATGAGGGATTATTCATTACTTGGGTTGATGAAGATGACATGGTTGAGGCAATAGATTATCCCAGAGAGTGGAGCTCTGGAACAACTGCGATACACCTTGCGTGTCAACAAGGTGCAACAGAAATTTATATGTTAGGATTTGACGTTAGTGACGATCCAAAGGATAATGTATATGAAAGAGAACAAAGTGAGTATCACTCACAAACCTCTAGTTTTAGTTTAAGACTAGACTGGGCAAGAGAATTGAAAACTGTATTCACTGAATTTAAGAATGTTAAATTCATATGGGCTGAAGGTAAAGATCCACTTAGACTGATTGATACCCTCCAAGCAGGCGAATTGAATGCAGTTATAAATAAGTCTATGATAGGTCAAGATAGACTTATATTTGATAATGATAATTTAACATACGATACATACGAAAACATAAGGAGAAAAATATGTCGTTAGATACTTTAAAGAGAAGTAATTCTCTAGATAAATTACTCAATGCAGTAAAAGAGGACAACGCACCTCAAGAAAAAAAATCATACGTTGATGAAAGACTATGGAAACCAGAGCTGGATAAATCTGGTAATGGTTACGCAGTCATTCGTTTCTTACCATCACCAGAGGGTGAGGACTTGCCTTGGGCGAAAGTTTGGAATCATGCATTTCAAGGCCCAACTGGTCAGTGGTATATTGAAAACTCACTTACAACAATCGGTCAGAAAGATCCTGTGTCAGAGTACAACTCAAAGTTGTGGAACTCTGGTGTGGAGTCTGACAAAGAGATTGCAAGGAAACAGAAAAGAAAACTACAATACTTTTCTAACATTCTTGTGGTGAGTGACCCAAAACACCCAGAGAACGAAGGTAGAGTATTT